TTAGTAAAATTCAACGTTCGTTATTTCTATTTTATCCTTGCCATACTGGGATTTTGTCTTGTCTGGACGTATGGGTGGCTGGGGAATTACCTCGAAGTCAATCCGGCGGATGAAGGTAGAGATGAAGGATTTCTTCTCCAGTTGCGTCAATCGGCTGAAGTTCTCATTGAATGTCATGATGATGCCTTCTATTTTTTCTTTGTCTACCTTCTGCGGCTCATCCATCTCGTTCACCTTTTGTTTAAGGTCTTCATACGGTTCCTTCGTTTCATCCATCAGTTTCTTGAACTCATCATCGTCCATTAGATCTGAAGCCCAGGCACGTTGATACTTCTCACGTTTTTTCTCAATCTGCTTCAATTGCTCCTCGTAGAAGTCGGTCTTCTTCACTTCCGGCTCCACCAGACCCAAATGCTCCACTGTGACATTACGCATATATCTCAGCAGTGCATCCAAGAAACGATGCTCCCCAGGGGACTTGTTAAACTTGCCATCCTTGTTACATCTATTGCATCGATAAATAGCGCCTTTATATTCGGAGCCGTCTCGACGCTTACGGATGTAGCGATTGACGGATAAAAACTTCGAGCAAGTGGGGCAACTTAAAACGCCCTGGAACAGATAGTCATTCGTAACATTACGACGGTGATGATGGGTGCGATCGGTGAGGATCTGCTGCAACTTCAAGAATTCCTCTTTCGTAATCATGCCTTCGTGGGTGTTCTCATAAACTTTATCGTTCCAACGGGTAGCTCCATAAAGGGCTGGGTTGCGTAATAGTCGCAGAACAGTTTGCGCCCGCCACACCTTATCGCTGTTCGTTTTGTTCAGATATTCGGATACCGCAAGCGCAGACCATCCGGAGATTACCTTTTCGATCGCGTCTATGACGACCGGTGCCTTTTCATTCATCACAAGCACTTCTTCACTGTTCAAATCGAAACCGTACGGGATGTTCCCAACGCGTTGCCCTTCCGAAACCTTCTCCTCTAAAGCCATCCTGATACGCTCTGAAGAGTTTTCAATCTCCCACTGAGCCATTGCAGCTACAATGGTAATGAACATACGTCCCATCGCGGTAGAAGTGTCGTAAGGTTCGGTAGCAGACTTGAAGACGCAATTGTGTTTATCCATCTTCTCCAACATTTTATGAAGGTCGAGCACGGATCGGGTGAAGCGGTCCAGTCGGTATACCAGAATCATTTCTAGCTTTCCTGATTCCATATCCTCTAATAACTTCTGCAGCTGAGGGCGTTTGGTGTCCTTACCTGAAACTCCTTCGTCTACGTAGAATTTATAGTTTTTCCATCCTTGAGCCGAACAGAAGGAGGAGAGACGTTCCCTCTGGGCTGAAATGGAGTATCCTTCTTTAGCTTGTTCTAGCGTGCTGACGCGTATATAGATGCCAATGGTCATAGGTGATGCTCCTTTTTTTGTCAAAAGTGTAGAACGTGTGTTCGTATTATGATACTATAATACAACAACAGCTATATTTTTCAAATTATTTTACATATTTGTAATAAGTTGATAACAAATATGTTTGTTTCTGTTATAATTTGGTGTAATTAAGCCGTTCGGCTGAACAGAGTCCATGAGTAGCCGAAATGCTACTCATTCATCGCCTGCTTCAATCCACTCGTACAGATCTTCGATATGACAATTCAATATAACCGCTATGTTTTTGGCGACTTGAATGGACATCTTTTGCTTATCCAGTACGTATTTGTTCACTTGCTGGATGGTCACGTCCAACCTCAAGGCCAATTCACGTTGAGTCATATCTGCTTGTAGTAATCGTTCTTGAAGCAGGCATCTTCCGACTTTGTAAGCCAAACAGACACCCTCTCCCTATTAGACCAACAAGGAGTAATTCATGATGCGAAAAACAGTTGATTTATTAGAATTAATAACAAAATTAAAACGGGATCATGAAGAAAGCTCTACTTCTTCTCGTCCTTCCCAATCCCGCGAAGCGAACGAATGAAAGCGATGGCTCCTTCGAGCTCCTCCTTTGTTGCAGGCTTGCCGTCCAGGGTGAGCTTGTACTTTTCTTGGAGTTCTTGAACGGACAGTTCTTGCGAATCATCGACAAAGTCCAATTCGTCTTTTGTGTATTTACGGTAATCCGATCTGCCGATTAGGTAATCGACACTCACCCCGAAGTAATCCGCTAATTTGAACAATCTATCGTATTCAGGCAACCTTTTGACGCCTCTCTCATAATGAGCTATGGATCCTCGGGGAATATCTGCAGCACTCGCTAAACTTTCCTGCGACAACCCTCTTTCTTTTCTCAGTTTTTTTAATCTTTCAGAGAAATTCATTGCCTTTCTCCTTTCTGTTACTGGCTTTTACATTATATCGGAAATTGTGCGTTTGAAAAACAGTGCGTTTATCGCACATTATTGTTGACATGTGCGCTTAAAGCACATATACTGTCATTAAGTGCTCGAAACGCACAATTTATAGGAGGTGATCCTGTGGAAACTTCAGATAAGATGACGGTTGTTGCAAGAGATGAGCTCATCCAAGCAAGAAAAAGGCTGGACCTGACTCAAGAACAGTTGGCAGAACGTGTTGGATTATCGCGTGGATACCTTTCTAATGTAGAAAAAGGGAACCATAACCCTTCATTAGAAACTGCAAAGAAGTTAGCGAAAGCCCTGAATAAGACATTGGATGAGCTTTTCTCATAACTATATTGTGCGCTTAACGCACAATTACTATACATGAAAAAAGGAGAAAATTATGGTAAATCAAGTGCAACCTCCACAAATAAGCGACAGCACGATGAAGGAAATGGCAAAGTTCTTCATGAAAACGTCCGTCCCTCGAATTTTGGAAGAAAAGCAAAACTCAAAAGTAGAAAGAAAACATTTTGATCAAAGGGGAGCAACTCCTCAATGATTGAACGAGGTTGGTGCAAACATTATGTCAGTAGATAAGGTAGATGTTACTTACATGGTATTGGGAGTAATTGCATGTATATTTCTGATTTGGGCAATGTGGAATGCTTGATAAAAGGAGGTGGAAGGAATGGCAAAAATCGATAACAAGCAAGGGAAATTAGTGGAGCTCCAGGGGCGTTTTCAAGAAATCTTGGATGCAGAAACTGGCAAATCCATTAAAGATACTCGGTTGGCAGTTTTGATGACCGACGTAGAGAAAGTATTCGAAATACCTTTGATGGCTGGTCGCCGCTTAGAATCTTTTAAAGAACAGCACGCCGATGTATTCGAGTTTTACCAAAAAGTATCTCGATCAAGAGTACTCGATGCCTGACTTTGGACAAAAGAAAAACTAGAAGGAGGAAATAAAATATGAAATCAACTGGAATTGTACGTAAAGTGGACGAGCTTGGTCGGGTAGTTATTCCGATTGAATTGAGAAGAAATCTAGGAATCAATGAAAAAGATCCTCTAGAGATTTACATCGATGACAATAAGGTTGTCTTGAAAAAACATGTGCCTAATGAAGAACTAATGAGACACATAAGAGCTCTTGATGATGCAAAGATGCGATTGAACGCTGCGCAAAAAGAACGTATTGAACAAGTCATTAATTATATCTCTAAATAAAAAAGCCACCCTTAACGGGCGGCATCATATAACCACATTTAATATATCATGCCCGATGGAAGCGGGCAAATTCAGAACCGTTTCGTGCGACAGGTCTAGCCTGTCGTTGGGACCAAGAGCGGCGAACTTCCTCCTTGAACGTTTATAATTCTGGCGTTCTTGGTTCCAACGATGCGCTAGCATCAGATAGGAGGTGTAACTATGAGTGATGAGTATGAAATGAAGTTAAGCGAAGTGGCTGACGGAGCACTACAAGAGCAATTTAACGTAGAGCATCAACGGGTAGTTCAGAACATGTTTGACCGTAATACTAAAGCAAAAGCAAAGCGGAAAATCACAATCGAATTGGAGTATGTTCCTAACGAACAACGTGAACTTGCCAATTTGACTCTCAATGTGAAGTCGAAGCTTGCTCCTGCTGAAAGTGTACCTACCAGCCTTATGATCGGAGCGGATGGCGACGGACAAGTTGTCGGAAAAGAACTCCGCTCTGGTATTCGAGGACAGACTTATTTCGATGATGATTCCGTTAAGAAAGATGACGGAGAAAAAATCTATGATTTCAAAAAGGCGAGAGATGAATAGGAGGAACTATTTTGTTAAAAGAATTTGCTGAGTACCTGATAAAGAAAGGTTCTACAGAAGTGAAAGAGGTCAACAAGCAAAACTATTCTACGGAGCCGCTTCACTTACTAAAGAGACCGACACCACAAACCATCAAGGTTAAAAACCTTTCTGGATTGGTTGATTACATCATGTCAGAGTTCGATGGTACGGAACCGCTTATGATCCATGTAGAAAGTCCAACGAAAGTAAAAGTATTTTCTCAAACAAATGCGGATGAAGAAAGAGATCATGTCATCCAGGCGGACGCTATGCTACCTCAGTTTGATTTTGATTCCTTCTACGATACGGAAGCGTTTAACATCAAGCTTCAGTCTTGCTTTGTTAAAAATGAGGACCGCGATGTAATGCTGAAGGTCGTAGGAAGCATTAAAGAAGAAGGTGTACAAGAAGTCGGTGATGATGGTACTTCACAAGCTGTTACCGCTCGCACAGGAGTAGCAACAGTCGGCAACGTAAAGGTTCCGAATCCTGTTTTGCTCGCTCCTCGCAGAACATTTGTAGAAGTAGATCAGCCTGAAAGTGATTTTGTATTCCGTATGAGGAGCGGTCCAAAGTGTGCGCTGTTTGAAGCGGATGGCGGAGCGTGGAAGCTACAAGCAATGAACTCTATTGCAGACTTCCTGGAATCCTCTCTGGCTAAGCAAATCGAAGCGGAACGCATATACATCATTTCATAAAAGAGGTGGGCGACTCACATCGCCCTTTTCCAAAGGAGGGACACGGATGTCTGAAGCTTTAATGAGGGTCGAGAATCAAATCATCAAAGATAAACTCAGCCAAGGAAAAGAAGGTTTACTTTGGCTAGTAGATCAAGTCAATCCGCAGGATGGGTTAAAGGCTGAGAGTTTAACAAGGTACATCCACTTTGTCGGCATCGTTTGCAGAAAGGATTTCTTATCAGTTTTTAGAGACGCAATACAATACAATTCCGGCGACTTCTATGCAATGCATGAATTGAACTGGTGGATAACGATTGAAGAAGCACTGACGTATCTTGCGATCATGAAGCAATACCAAAACGAACAATATAGTAGGTTGCTGGTCTATTTATATGGGAGGGGTTAGATCGTGAAGGAATTAGTTTTTGTCAATAACAATGAACCGGTTACAGATAGTCTGACTGTAGCAGAAGCTTTTGGAAAAGAACATGCGCGAGTTATGAGGGACATTAGAGATCTGGAATGTAGCGAGGAATTCCGTGTCGGCAATTTCGCCGAGTCCTCATATATGAACAAACAAAAAAGAGAAATGCCTATGTATTACATTAGCCAGGGCGGATTTTCGTTTTTGGTCATGGGTTACACAGGAAAAAGAGCTGCTGAATTCAAGGAAAGATACATCAATGAATTTAGAAGAATGGAGAAGCAATTACAGGAGCCAAGGGTTCTAACTGAAAAAGAACAATTAAGAGCTTCCATGCAGTTGTCTTTAGAAACATCAGAAGAAATTGGAGAGATCAAGCAAGAGGTGAACACTCTCAAGAATCGTTTTGATAATGAGTTAACACTAAAACATGCACAAGCCCAGTCTCTACAACATGCAATTAAGAAGCGGGTCGAAAGGTTATTTGCTGATGGGGTAATGGGAGTGCTTGAATCCAAGAAGCAGATGTACTCACGGATCCACAGCCAATTAAGAAGAGCCTTTCAAACGCCCACTTATCGCGAAGTCAAACGAGTAGACTACGACGAAGCTATGCAATGGGTGAACGCTTGGAGGCCCTTGTAAGAGTGAATAGGGTTGATGCTGGCACATCAGCCCTTTCCTCAAATATCTATGCAGATTATAGCACACTTCCAGGAGGTAAGCTAGATGGCGAAATTCAGACAAGTGTACACGGAGTTTTGGGAAGATATCACCGTTGAGGGCATGACACCAGAGGACAAGCTCTTCTATTTATATCTGCTAACTAATTCCCATACCACGCAGATAGGTGTCTATCAGATCACCAAGAAGCGCATGGCATTCGAACTGGGTTACAGCCCAGAGTCGCTGGATGGGCTATTTGAACGGTTTATCAATCACCATGAAGTTATGAAGTACAACGATAAAACAAGCGAGATTGCTATTAAGAATTGGGGCAAGTACAACCTCAATCGGGGAGGTAAACCCGTCGAGGATTGCATCAAAAGGGAGCTTCCTGGAGTTAAGGATTCAACCTTGATTGAGTATGTAGCTGAGCAAATACCCGACGATTCAAAGGTGAAGCACCTTTTCGAACCGTACACCGATAAGCATGACGAACCGCTAGACGATAAGGGTCACGACTCGTCATACGATTCGTGGGACGAGTCGTGCAACGACACGCCCCACGATGAGGGGGGAAGAACTAATAAGAATAAGAAGAATAATAAGAATAAGAAAGAGGGTCGAGATTCTTCTCCCTCACAGTCGAAGAAATACGACGCTTCTTCCCTTTATTACCAAATGGCTGAAAGGTTGTTTGAAAAAATATTGGAAAACAACCCAGATCATAAAGAGCCGAACTTGCAAAAATGGTCCGATGACTTTAGGAAGATTGTGGAGATAGATAACAGGAAAAGCGATGTTGTTTTCAAGATGATTGACTGGGTGCAAAAAAATGATTTCTGGCATACAAACATTCTTAGCCCGGATAAGCTACGAAAACAGTGGGACCGGCTGAAGTTGGAAGTTGTCAGAGAGTCCAACAAAGGAGGGCAAGGTAATGGAACCCATCAAGAAAGTGCTGAGGCGGGCAAAGACTTCTCCTCCGGAAGGAAACATCTTCTCGGATGAAGATCAGGATGTTGTAAGAGAGCGACTTACACATAAGGCTGATAAGCTCATGCAGAGCTCCAAGCATCTTATGGAAAATCCTGAAGAACGTAATCCAGACAGCCCTTATCGTTGTGAAGTGTGTGAGGACCAAGTTTGGATTCCGATGCGACGCTTCCATGCTGATCAAGACGTCCACATCTTAGAAAAGGATTTCTTCAGCGGTCAAGTTCATCCTAGTGAAGCTTGGAAATGGAGCGTCACAGTCAATCGTGAGTGTTGGTGCACCCACAAACAGAAAGAGCATAAACGAATTCAAAAAATGACCCAACAAACAGGGCTGTCACGCCGCTTTCAGAAGCGGACTTTTGAAAACTTCAGGACATTAAATCCTAATGATTTTGATGCCGACGATCGAGAAGCAGTTCACAACCTCGCTCATTCGCAAAAGAAAGCATATGAAAGAGCTAGGCAGTATGTTGAAAAATTCAAGGAGTTGCAAGAAGAGGGGAAGTCGTTTGGATTGCTTGGAAGCTACGGCACTGGAAAGACGCACCTCCTCGGCTCCATAACAAATGACTTGAGCGCCAGAGGTGTCCAAGCGGTTTTTCTGAACACCACAGAATTTATCAGCCAACTGAAAGAATCCTTTGAGAAGGACGAAGATGGAAAGCCACTAACTTCGACCAGGGCCAGTGAGTATATCGAAATGGTCAAAAACTGCACTCACTTGTCCTTAGACGATCTCGGTAAGGAGAAACCTACTGGCTATGTTCTCGAAGTACTCTATCGAATTATCAATCATCGCTATGAAAATATGCTGCCAATTAATTTTACAACAAATGCAAGTCTTGAAGAGTTAGAGAGGCAGTTAGGCGGAGCGGTTTACAGACGTCTTGTTGAACCTGCAGCTGGATATATGCTTGAGGTTTCAGGAGAAAGTTACGATCAGCTTCTCATTCGAAAAAGAGGTTAGGAGGATATCTATGGATGCAGTAAAAGGCATGAGCAGTGTTGTGTGCTTCTCGCCACAACAAACAGAGGAAGAACGAAAGGGAGCATTTGTTGACTGGTACCAACGGAGCGGCGATGACCGAATGGATAAGGCGTTTCATGGACAAAAGGTTCCGAATGCTAAGCAGACAAGAGCTATGCTCAAGGAGCGGATGGGAACATGAAGTACTTGGATGGTCGGTGGGTGGATAAGGAAGGGTGTATCAATCAATACGAGCGACTCATTTATAAAATTGCTAGTCCATTTGCACTGCAGAAGAATCACACTGGGCTAACCATCGATGATTTGTTTCAGGTTGGGGCAATCGGTCTGCTTAGAGCGTATGACGATTATGACATTGAACGGGGTACCAAGTTCATGACAATCGCTCACTATCGAGTGTTCGGGGCTGTATCCGGCGCAGTTCGTGACCTCGGAGGAATTGTTCGATACCCAGCTTATTACCATGAAACACTTCAGAAAATTAACAAGCATAATTTAACAGAGAAAACACCAGAGGAGATCGCAAAAGAACTCGGAGTCACGGTGAACAGAGCAACTATTTCTCTAAGTATGATGAATGCTAACAAGCATTTGGATGAAAAAACTGATAAGGAATCTGAAGCTTATTACAAATACGGAGAAAAAGACGACACATCTTGGATGTATGTAGAAGAGTATCTTGATATTTTGACCGAGCGTGAAAGACATATCGTACTTGCAAAATTAAAAGGAAAGAGCGGTTTGGAGATAGGTCGCGAACTTAATGTTTCTCGACAACTGATTTGTAACATTGCCAGAGGCGCAAAAGACAAATACGAAGCATTTGAAATGGGGTGGCGTGGTGGCGCGCATCAAAAGGTTTGAAGCAGAACCGATACGTTTTGGGACAAGCGGTCAGCATTTTGATCAATCCGTTAAAACCTATCAAATGAGCGAAGAGGAGAGACAAGAACGTATGAATGTAAATCCTGTGCGATATGTTGAATTCAAAGAAAAGGGACTGTCGGACTCTAAAATTGCCAAAGAGATGGGCATAAGCATTGCAAACCTTAACAACAAGAAGAGTCATTGGGGCTTTGTTAACAAAAGTGTTAATGAGATGAAAGCCATTGTAAAAAGAAAAACCAACCAGCACCAACGGAAGCAATCGGCCGCTCCCAACATGAGCGATGATATCCACCAACAATCAGAAGAAAAGAAGACAGAGAAACAACAGGTTTCACAGGAATCTACTCAGGAAGCGGATGATCAGACTGAAGAAATTCGAAGTCTTCGTCAAGAGTTGCAAGGTGTCAAAAGCTTCAATGCCAATTTGGAAAGACAGCTTGAAGAAGCTAATGAGAAGGCGAAGCGGCTTGCATCAGTACAACGAGAGTTCGAAACGCTTGAGTCTAAATATCAACAACTAACAGAGGATTACCAGCAAGCGCAGGAAGAACTAATGAATGCTCAAACGAAGCAATCCATAACTATTGTCCAACAGCAACTTGAAAACGCCAAACGAGCTTTTGACCAAGAAGTCGCTGAACACAAGCAAACGAAAGAGAAGCTCGACTCTGCGGTGATCAACAATGAAACACTTGCTCGAAACTGGAAAGAGGAGCAGAAGAGACACGAACAACTTGCAACATACACACAATTAGTGATGCCATCGTGAGCCCTGCTTACAGCAAAAAACAACAACTGAATCACAACAAACTACCTTCCAGGAAAAAACGGGCCGAGTTTAACACAAAACAACGGAAAGAAGTGAAGCGGATCTACGGTGAGGAATGTGTGATCTGCATGAACCCGACAGTCGCCATTCATCATCGCAAGTTCCGTGGTCAGTCAGGTAGGAACAACCCTAGGAATGGAGCACCACTTTGTCAAGAATGCCATGAGCATGTCCATGAACATCCCGAAGCGGCCGAGCAACTCCGCCAAGATGCTATCGACCGCTTCGGGCCATACTACTACTTCGATAAGTACGATTGCTTCTTCCATGCTTTGATTGATGAGCCAGAAAACAAGCCATTTGAAGACTTTATGGAAGCGGAGGAACGAAAGGCTTATGAAGTACTATGTGCTCGAAACCAGAGAAAAGAACGATTGGGGCCAGTGGGTGATGGTTGTGAAGACATATGACAGTAAGCCGAAGAAATACAGCTATATTATATTTACGTAGAAAAGAGGGGTTTTATGTTAAACCGAGTGGTTTTAGTAGGTAGACTCACGAAGGATCCGGCGCTCAGGTACACACCTAACGGCGTTGCAGTAGCAAATTTCACTGTAGCTGTTAATCGTCCTTTCTCAAATAAGCAAGGCGATCAAGAAGCTGACTTTGTGAATTGCGTTGCCTGGAGGCGGCCAGCGGAAAACCTAGCTCAATTTATGAATAAAGGGTCACAGGTAGGGGTGGATGGACGGTTGCAAACTCGCTCCTTTGATAACCAAGAAGGTCAACGCGTTTTCATCACTGAAGTAGTGGCGGACAGCGTTCAATTCTTGGAATCTAAGAAAAACAACCAAGGAAGCGGTCAATCTAGCAATCAATCACCACCTCCAAACAATCAAAGTGATGAACCTATAGATATATCTGATGATGATTTACCATTCTAGAGACTGGAAGGAGTAAGCCAATGAGAAAGTTAACCGACATAAAGAACAGTATTCTTCTCTATGTAACAGAACACCAGGATGAACACGGATATGCACCGACAGTTAGAGAGATTGGAGATAAGGTTGGGTTATCTTCGTCATCAACAGTTCACAACCATATTCACTCACTAATTGAGATGGGCTACCTATCCAACGACCTTCGCTCGCCAAGAACCCTGAAGGTAGTGAGTGGATCCGCTCCGGAGAAACACATCCTGGAGCAAATGAAAGAATTAGATGATGACCAGACCGACATTGTTTATCTGCAAGGACAACCATTCTTAGTGAAGCGAGCCAGCTTGGATGACATAAAGGAATGGGCTGGTGCTCAGAATGCATAAGTCACTGAGGAATTCGCTCCAGATACACGAAGCGGTCATGGAAGATATTAAGAAGGAGCGGTTCCGCCAGGATGATAAATGGGGAGTGCAGCGTCACTCCTACCCTTTCTGGCTAACGATCTTAACGGAGGAAGTCGGAGAAGTGGCTCAAGCAATGCAACAAGGAAGCGCCGCCTACAAGGAAACGGATGCCGATGATTTATACACGGAATTGATTCATGTATCAGCGGTAGCGGCTGCTATTGCTGAGCAAGTCCAAGAGGAGCGGGAAGTGAATAGGCAATGACTTACATCGTTGCCTTCTCGTTTCGTAGTAATTGGGTGGGTATTGATGGATTGCATCGACTATAAGAATAACTGAATTCCTTAGGAGGTAGTGGAATGGAAAAGTTAATGATTACTGATGTTCAAGAGAAGGCTGCTACTCATTATTACAACAATTATTGTATTATGGGTGATTTGAACAGAAGCGATCTAATGGAGAAGTTCATCAATACAGACTTCGATTGCGACTGGAAACCGTTAAACGACTTTACCCCTGAACAATTCGCTTTACTCTTATGTGGATGGTACGAAGTCGAGGAACCTTTCAATGTGGGTGATTGGGTGATGCACCATGCCTGTAAGCGTCCGGAAAAGGCGGTCAGGATTAACGATAGAAACGAATTGGAATCCGAATATTCATTGGACAGATTAAGCGAGTTCCGCCACGCCACCCCTGATGAAATCGCACAAGAGGTAGAACGGCGTAAATGGGCTGCATTCGGTCGTAAAGTTGACGAATATAAAACAGGCGACATTGTAAGGCACAAGGACTTTAACCGTTTACTGGAAGTAACTGATGTTAATCTTTCAACTGCTCATATCACAGGCGATTTCGCTGATTCAGAAGCGGTTGCAGATAAATACTGGCTCACGCTCGTAACTCCTGTAGAACAGCGTTTGGATCTATAAGTAATTATCGGAACTGAGGAGGGCTTATGAATGGAAACCTTTCACGTTCGTTACGTCGATCTGGAGCAACTTAAGTTCACTGAAGCGCACCTGTCCCAAAAATCAATGAATGCCTTGAGAGATATGCCGGAACGTTGCCAAGTACTCTATTGTAAAAAAGATTTGAAAATGGAGGAATCATGATGAAAGTAATGCGAGTAGATGAACTATGGGACCAAGTTAAGCATGTCGGAAAAATAGATCACATTAGCGAAGATGGCATGATGACGTTGGGGAGTGTGTTTGGGGAAATGCATTCAGCTATTAAACAACAGGCCGACCAAATTGAACGTTATGAGCTTGCTCTAAAGAACATTAGGGGGAGAACTACTGAATTAGGCGTTGACTCGATGGTTCGCCAAGCATTGGAGCCACCAAGGCGACCGCCAAAGGCAAATACCAGCTACCCAGATCATTACGTAGCAGATTTAGTTAAGGCAAGAGCAAAACAATATATGTGCTCGTATCAAATTGCGTTTGAGAATTGGCTGTTGGATATAGAGAAACACGAATACACCTTTGAGGATATCGAACCGCATCTGTAATCGGCTTATCAAAAGATAAGAAAGGAGAACAAACCATATGGGTATTAAGCGAGTTGAGAACATGGAAGAAATGAAACGTGATGTTATGGAGGAATTGGAAAAGAGAGGTTCTGATCCATACTTCGTGGGGCACTTCCAGGATTACATGGATAACGTTATTCAAGATTTCAAGCAACAAACCGAGCAGGTTGGAAGACTAGAATATGCTAAAAAAGCCACACCAATCGAGGAATGGCACGAGGATGAAGGTGATTGCTTATGGTGGAGATTTCCGATAAGTGAGGCACCTTATTGCGGCACACCGTTGGATGAGGGTTTTCCTGAATATTTAACGCACTATACGAATATCGTTATGCCTCGCAACTTATATACCGAAGGGCAAAAACATATTAACCCGTCAAGATGCGAATTTTGCGGAGATATTCTAGATCCTGATAACAATTACCATCAAGAGAAAGGCGTATGTGACGATGGGTGCTATAGCTTGGTTAGGTAAAGGCGTAAAATTTCAATATTAGAAAGGAGAACAAACATGGGAGAAGATATGGAGAGTTTGTTTTACCAACGTACTTGTCTTCAAGAAGAAAACAAGCGGTTAGCTGAAGAAAACCAGGAGCTCAAAGAAGAGAACTTGGGACTTAAGAAACAATTAGAAGAAGCGGCAGAGTATGATGAAGCAGCTCGTGCCTTTGAATTGGATAGTGAATTCACCTAAGGGAGCGGATCAATGTGGGAGAGGAAGAACGAGAAGAACTCATTGCTGTGCTGACTTTGAGGAGTGGCTGGAGGAAAGAAGCCTTCGAATCCATGAGTGATGAGGAACTAAGAGATTATCAGGAGCGGTTCAATGCTTGATGTTAGTCCGAGGGATCCAGAGAAGGATTATCTGACAACGTACCTCAACGAAATTAAAAGGTACCAAGCAAGAATAAATCAGGTTCCGGAACAGTCTAAGGTGCAGCGCATTGAGTTGAAGAGCAAGCAGTTATTCTTCGTAGGGGAGTTAGCTGCAGAGTTTGCGCGCCAGTATAAGATGATTTATGCGGCGCGCAAGCAAACATATTCAGAAGCTTATCTGAAAGCGGAAAAGTACAAGAAAGAAACAGCTGAGCTTGCTATAACCAGTTTAAGAGAAATGGAAGCGGAGTACTACGGATATTGGAAAAGGTGGCAGAACGCGGTCGATACTCTCAAAGAGGATATAAACGCAATCAAATACAGAGTACGGCAGGATATAGCGGATGGAAATCGACAATAGGGGGCATTTGATGCAACGCGCCAAGCTGAGGAAGACGACATTTAAGCATATAGAAGCGGAATGGTTCAACTATCACTATACTCTTCGAGAGATTACGAACTTGAGAGAGGAGATTGCAAATCCTTTCGATGAAGAATCTGAAGACATAAACATAGTTAAAGGAGCTAACTCAGTAAGCAATCCAGGTAATCCAACGGAGCGGATCACCATCAGGCTAACAACTAATAAGAGGCTTGCTCACTTGGAGAAAGTTGCGAAATCCATCGAAGAGGTTTACAACGCAATACCTGACAACTACAAAGAACTTGCGCGCTTGCGGTATTGGAATAAACGGGATGATCTAAACTGGGACGGGTTAGCGCTTGAGTTGCACATTAGTAAGAGGCAGGCAATGAGGTGGCGCGACGATATCATTCAGGCGACATCTGAAGTGTTAGGTTGGAGATAGAGAGAAGGTTGTCACTATCGTGTCACTTTTGGGCTCTAAAAAGGTGATATTCTGTTATTGTAAGGGATTTCGCACCAACCTCCTTGGATGTACAATTTGACATAACGAAGCGGACTGGAACACCGCTTCAAACTAAGAAAGCCAATGATCAGCATTTTACGTGCGAATGCGATCGTTGGCTTTTATTATGCTTTCGTAACTCAGTAGGTAAGAGTGTCCGCCTTATACGCGGTTGGTCGCAGGTTCAACTCCTGCCGAAAGCATTACCATTAAATAAAGGAGTGATAACCATGGCGGATAATAGATCTCGCGTAGGTAGTTTACATTTGGAGCTTGATTGTGAAGATGCTTTGAAGGGGTTGAAAGCAGTTCAGCGTGAGGCAAAGAAGGCTACAGCTGCACTGAAAGAGCTTGATAATTTGAAGCGACACTTATGTCCAAAGTGTGGCGTTATTGATTTAGAAGTACAGAGGCTTCACGGGGATCAGAAAATGATAGCAGAAATGAAAGTGTGCCGCAGTTGTGGATGGGAAGGTGAGTCTCGTGAAAGTGACATGTGATGTTGGCTGTATGAAAGAATTTGAAATCCCTAACTTGATTACTACTAACATCAATCATGATGTAGAGCGAACGTTCTTTCGTTGTCCTGCTTGCGGCAAAGAGTACGATTCATTCTATACCAATAACCAAGCCAGGGAGATACGTACCCAGATCAATAAGTTAAGGTCAAAGAATACTTTGAGTGATAAACAAAAGAGGAAGCTCAGGCTATATACCAAGAACCTAAAAGCGATCATGAACAGCTTGAAAGAAGAGTACGGAGTACAGTGAAACCATATGCCAGGAGGTTCTATAACAGTAAGCAGTGGCGTAAGTGTAGAGCTGCTTATATAGCTACTGTGCTAGGTGGTATCTGTGAGGGATGTGGAAAGAAGCCAGGGTATATTGTTGACCACATCGAACCCATTACTCCTGACAATATTGCCGATCCAGCCATTACACTCAACCACGAGAACTTACAGTATTTATGCACACCTTGCCATAACCGTAAGACGTTCGGTAGTGGTGAGTGTGAAGTCAGGGATGGGCTAGTCTTCGATGAGGATGGGGAGCTAGTGAGGGAGTAGGTGGAGAGGGTGAGGAGCATGGGGATATAGCATGGTGGGTGTATGCCTCAGTGATGGATGACATAATCACTCGAACTCTTCACACCTATTCGTTAACAACCTCAATGACTTACGTTTCATCAATGATTGAACAAACCAAAATTTTTTAAATAAAAATATTATTTGTTTTGCTATGAATTTTTTACTTGTGAAGATGCAAGCTGCACATTGTAGAGGCTATAGACTACAGCCGTCCACCTACATCCCCCCTCTTAATCGGGGGTAGGGGGTCGGCTACTTGACCGTAGGGGCAGCTTCGCGTAACACACAGGTCACTCCACATGAGGGGGGGTTCCAAGGATGGCGAGGAAAAAATCCCAAAAATTACAAGATGAACTTATCGAACAAGAAATTGAAAAAATTAACAGCAACTTGACGGAATTACCAGAAGATAAACGTAAAATTGCTCAAAGGCTAATCGAACGTATTGCCTTTATGACGATCACTCTTCAGATCTTAGAAGACACAATCAAAGCAAAAGGTCCTACCTACAACTTCACTCAAGGCTCTCAAAAAATGCTGGTGGAGAATCCGGCTCAAAAATCTTACAATGCCATGATCAATAGGTACACAGCAGCCTATGATAAGTTGTTCAGTCTTTTGCCGAAAGACGATCCAGATCCGAGGGACTCGGACGGATTCGATTCGTTCGTTGCTAAACGATGAAACAGTATCCATTATCATATAACCCAATCATTGAATACTGGAACAAAATCAACTCTGGTGAAGTTGTTGTAGGTAAGAAGATTAAACGAGTTTATCAGAAGTTGGTTGAGGATATTCACGATCAAGGTTCAGTTTATGAGTACAACTCTAAACGCGCGAATCACGCTATAGAGTTTGTAGAGAACTTTTGCAAACACTCTAAAGGTGAGAAAGCTGGAGAGCCCTTTGTATTAGAGTTGTGGCAAAAGGCAATGACAGCTGCTTTGTTTGGTTTTGTTCATAAAATTGAAGAGACGAGAAAATATCGTGAACTAATATTTGTTGTAGCCAGGAAGAATGGAAAATCAGCCTGGGGATCTGCAATAGCGTTATACATGATGGTAGCGGATGGCGAAGGCGGACCGGAAGTTGTGAGTGCCGCCACTAAAAAAGACCAATCGAAAATCATCTGGTTAGAATCCAAGCGGATGGTGAAGAAGTCACCTATTCTTCGGAAGCGTATTAAATCATTAGTGGCAGAATTGCTATCCGATTTTAATGATGGTTCTTTTCGACCTTTGTCCAGCGACTCAAATACCTTGGACGGGCTGAATATTCATTGCTCTTTGATTGATGAGTTGCATGCCATTGAAGACAAAAACCTGTATGACGTTATTGTTGATGGTATGAGTGCGAGGAAGCAACCTCTGTCTATCATCACTACAACTGCCGGAACAGTAAGGGACGGCATATTTGATTTGAAGTATGAAGAACTGGAGCTGATTATCAACGGATATGATGATCCAGAAGGATATAAAGACGAACAAGTATTGCCTATTGTGTATGAGCTAGATGATCGGAAGGAGTGGACGGATCCTCTCCAATGGCAGAAAGCCAATCCAGGTTTAGGAACTATTAAGAGTGAAGATGAACTTGAAAGAAAAGTGAATAAAGCAAAAGCAAATCCTTTGTTGGTGAAGAACTTACTGACGAAGGATTTTAATATACGTGAAACAGCTAGCGAAGCATGGCTCACTTTCGAACAATTGGACAATACCGAAACATTTGACGTCACTGAATTGAAACCGAGATATGGCATCGGAGGGGCTGACTTAGCTAGTACAACAGACCTCACAGCTGCTTGTGTCACTTTTATGCTCCCGAATGATCCAAAGATATATTCGAAAGCCATGTACTGGTTGCCTGAAGACCTGTTAGAAAAAAGGGCAGCGGAAGATAAAGTGCCTTATGACACTTGGGAGAAGAGAGGCTTGCTCCGGACAACTCCAGGCAATAAAGTTCACCATAAGTTTGTAACAGAATGGTTTATAGAGATGCGTGATGAATATGACATCTACATCCCATGGATAGGTTACGATAGTTGGTCTGCTCAGTATTGGGTGGAAGAGATGCAAGCTTATTTCGGAAAGAGTGCTATGGTACCGGTCATCCAAGGTAAGAAGACTTTATCCGGACCGATGAAAACGATGGGCGCAGATCTTGAGAGTAAGCGACTGAATTATGAGAATAACCCTATTACAAAGTGGTGTCTATCCAATACTTCTGTAGAGATTGACAAGAACGACAACATACAACCATCAAAAGGAAAGAACCAAAGAAAACGAATTGATGGCACAGCTGCCATGCTCGACTCTTACGTAGTATTGCAAGACAAAATGAACGACTATCTAAACATGATTTAAGGGGGTGACGAAACTGGGATTAATGGAATGGATGTTTGGTAAGAAGCTTGCGAATCCACAGACAATGTCTACCTACAAAATGATTACCGATGTCGGATCGGGGTTCTATGACTGGAATGGAGACTTATATAAAAGCGACATAGTAAGAGCCTGCATTCGACCCAAAGCAAAAGCAATCGGGAAATTGCTAGCAAAACATATTAGGGACAATGAACAAGGGTTCCAGACGAATCCAAATAGAAATATTCGATTTTTGCTTGAGGAACCGAACCCTTTAATGACAGGACAAGTATTCCAAGAAAAGATGGCCGTGCAATTGGAACTGAATAATAATGCCTTCGCACTAATCAAAAGAGATGAGGAGACTTATGATCCTACTGAAGTATATCCAATACCTGCTACCTCCGTAGAAATGCTGGAGGGGCCACTAGGGGATATTTATTTAAGGTTTAATTTCAGGAATGGAAAACAGTTAATTGCTCCGTATGTAGATATCATTCATCTTCGCCAAGATTTCAATAATCACGACCTTTTTGGCGACAATCCTGGGGAAGCTTTAAAAGAATTGATGGAAGTTGTAAACACCATTGATCAGGGAATAAAGCAAGCTATTAAAAATAGTGCGGTTGTGAAATGGATTCTTAAATTCCATAACGTTCTAAAACCTGAAGACGTGAAACAAGCTGTTGATGACTTCACTGAAAATTATTTGGACATTGATAGTACTGGAGGAGCAGCTGGAGCTGATGGAAAGTATGATGCTGAACAAGTAACTCCTCATAACTATGTGCCTGATTCAAAGCAAATGATTGAACAAACAAGACGTATATACAATTTCTTCAACACGAACGAAGAAATTGTTCAAAGTAAATATACAGAAGATGAATGGAACGCGTTTTATGAGTCTTCTATCGAGCCTGTGGCTATGCAACTGGCAGGTGAATATACGAGAAAGATATTCACCCGCACAGAGCGATCACACGGAAACAAAATCATTTTTGAGTCTTCCAACCTCCAATACGCATCTATGGAGACGAAATTAAATCTCGTTCAGCTTGTCGATCGTGCCGCGATGACTCCGAACGAATGGAGAAGGGTGTTGAACTTGCCTCCTGTTGAAGGGGGAGACAAGTTGATTATGCGGTTGGATACAGAAGAAGTGGATGCGAAATCTAAAGGGGGTGAAAAGAGTGGACGAAGAAAAGGTCGAACAAAGGGAACTGACAACGGAGGCAGTGGAAGTCAGGGAGAAGGATGATGGAACTAAAACTGTCTCTGGTTACGCTGTAAAATGGGAAAAGAAATCTGAAGTGCTAGGCTTCTTTAGACGCTTCAGAGAGCAGTTTAAAAAAGGTGCATTCGCTGGTTCTCTTAAAAAAGATGATCAGCGTTTTTTATGGTCTCATGATGTTTCTCAAGTTTTGGGCCGTACAAAAAACGAGACTTTACGCTTATCTGAGGATAATGTAGGGTTGCGCTTTGAATTAGACCTACCTGATACAACCCTCGGCAGGGACACTTATGAGTCCATTAAACGGGGAGATGTTGATGGGGTTAGCTTCGGATTCAGGATGAAAAAACAGGAATGGGATGAGTCCGATGAAGATGACATCGTGAGGACCATTACTGAGGCGAGACTGCTAGAGGTGAGTGCTGTGGCATTTCCTGCCTATCCTGATTCAGAAGTTAGTGCTAGAGGACATGATCCGGTGAAAGAGCGGATGGAGAAATCCGCAGCAATAGAAAAGCGCAAGAAATTGATACTGAAAACTTACTTGTAAAGGGGAATGCAAAATGACGAAATCTAAAGAACTTCTTAAAGCGGTGAAGCGACGCAACCTAATGAAACTTGATCTTCAATTCTTCGGTGGTGGAAAGCAGGAAAGACTGAAAGAGATTCAGGATAGAAAAGTAGAAATCCGTACTTCTCTTGAAAAAGATGAAGATGTGGATTTGGATAAGTTGGAAACAGAGCTTCGTGAGTTGAAAGAGGAAGAAGAGAAGATTGAACAGCGAGAGCGTTTGATGGACGGTGTTAAAGATATCGAATCCGGAAGCGGAGAGTACCGCACCATCGAAACTTTTAACGGTGGTAATCAAAAGCCAGAAAAACGCGAAGATAAAGGCACGGCTTCAGAAGAGTATCGTGAGGCTTTCATGAACTTTGTTCTGCGTGGTGAAAAGTCTGAAGTTCTAGAAAAAAGAGCGACAACAGCTACTGGAGACGTAGGAACTGTAATTCCACAAACTGTCATCAATCGAATCGTTGAGAAGATGAGATCTTATGGCATGATCTTCTCTCGTATTACCCAGTCCAATATCAAGGGTGGTGTGACAGTACCGACATCTAATGTAAAACCAGTGGCTACTTGGACTGATGAGGGTTCAACATCTGCTAAACAGAAGAAAACGACCGGAGAAGTCACTTTTGCGTATCACAAACTCCAATGTCGAGTGGCCGTTACACTTGAAGCAGATACAGTTTCTATGGATATTTTTGAAACAACCATTGTCGATAATGTCTATGAAGCTATGATTGTGGCACTGGAACAAGGTATCGTTGCCGGAACAGGCACAAAGCAACCTCTCGGTATTGTTAACGATTCTCGAGTAACGAATACATCTGCTGTAGCAGAAGCGGATTTGAAATCTTATGAGAAGTGGGCAGAACACGTCTCAAAACTCCCTCTCTCTGCTGAAGGTAAAGTTGCGCTTATCATGACTAAAGCAGATTTTGATAAATATATCCTTGGTATGACCGACTCTGCCGGACAGCCGGTTGCTCGAGTCAACTACGGAGTAGATGGTCGTCCGCAACGTCGCTTCTTAGGTTACGAAGTTATTGCTGTCGAAGAGTACCTTCCAACATTCACAGGTGCAGCAGATGATGACACTTTTGCATTCTTTGCTAATCTAAAGGATTACCTATTGAATTCGAACATGCAGTACCGTTACAAGAAGTACTTCGATGAGGACACAGACGAGTATGTTCACAAGACTACTCTGATTGCTGACGGTAAGCTTGCTGACGCACAGAACGTTCTTTTATTGCAAAAAGCTCCAACGGTCTAACGGAAAATAAAAAGGAGGAATTACAATGAGTGAAAAATTAAGCGCAGTTGTTGCAAAGCCTTTTATTGACAAGACTTCGAAAGAGAAGTACGAAAAGGGATCCACTTATGAAACGGAATCTGCTGATCGTATTTCTTACCTTCAGGAGAAAGGGTACCTGGTAGAAAGTAAACAGCCTCCGGAGAACCCGTCAGAGGGAGAATTTCCGAAGCATACCGGCGGCGGATACTATGAGATATCTAATGGTGAAAAGGTACAAGGAAAAGAGGAAGCTCAAAAAGCCCAGCGTGATCTAGATGCTGGAGAGTAAAGTCAAGACGGCTTTGAGATTGAAAAATACAGCCTTCGATATAGAAGTTGCGGGACTTATCGCAGCTGCGAAGGCTGATTTGGTTCAATCTGGAATAGACAAAAGCGTCGTAGACAAAGAAAACACAATCGACCCTCTAATAGAGCGCGCTATTATTGTTTACTGCAAAGCAAACTTCGGCTACGACAACGACGAAGCGGACAGGTTCGCTAAGTCTTATGAGACGTTAAAAACCCATCTATCTCTGGCAGGTGATTATAATGGCAAGATGGAGTGAGGTAGTTAAGTTAGTCCCTAATGCCACTCAAGGGCAGTATGACGAAAGTGGATATCCGATAGAGACTCCAGGGGAAATACGAGAAGTCTTTGCAAACCGAAAAAGCGTCCACAGTAATGAATTTTATCAGGCTCGCTTAAATGGTTTTTCTCTTAGTAAAATGTTTGAGGTTCGCCTCGTTGATTATGAAAACGAAACAAAATTGCTTTATGAAGAGAGAGGCGAGGACGTCGAGTATGTCATCAAACGTACCTATGAAAAAGGGGAGACCATAGAGCTAGTTTGCATGCGTAAGGATGATGAGCATGGAAGTGCAGTTTGACGGGTTAGACGAGTTGCTCTCTGAATTAGATAAGCTGGAATCTAATGTGAAGAGAGTGAAAAACAAGGCTCTCCGTAAAGGTGCAGAAGTTTTGCAGGAGCAAATGAAAGAAGAAGTGTACTCTCATGGTTTGGTGGAGAGATCGGGAGAAGCGAGAGAGTCCATCGTTACTTCAAGAGTGAAAGATGATTCGATATATGTGGGAACTCCTGGGGGCGTAGCAGCTCCTGGGTTTTATTTATATTTTCATGAAATGGGATATTACAATGTCAGAGCAAAACGTTTTATCCCACCGAAACCTTTCGCAAGTATTGCGATGGAGCTAAGCCGACCAAAAATCTTGGATGCGTATGAAGCGGAGCTGAAGAAGGTGTTGAGATTATGAACGATTTCATCCAATCTGTCTTATCACCTTTGAATGTTCCTCTTGCCAAGCTTCGGTTCCGAGGTGGAGAGAGCCCCTACATCGTATTTAGTTTTTGGGAGGTCCCTTATGTTCATGCTGATGATAAAGAGATTGAAACTCAATACACTATCCAGTTAGATTTATTTACTAAGGGAAACCCAGAGGAATTAGCGAACAGCGCGCGTGCATTGATGAAAGGTGCTGGGTTCATGAAGGTCTTTGAAAACGAAGATTACGTAGAAGACTTACAGCATTATAGAAAGATTATGAGATTCAATTATCAGACACAAACCAAAGAATATTAAGGAGTGTTGAACAATGGCTTTGAAAGGTCTAAAAGATTTGCACTATGCGGTGATTCAAACTGAAAGTAGTGAGTCCACAACTTACGATACACCTAAGCCTTTAGGTCCTGCGATCGCCTTCAACTTGCAACCTGCTGTTAACAGAGGGAACTTGAGAGCAGATGATAAGGTGCTTTTTTCTGACACTAACAAAGGGCCGACAGCTGTCACGCTGAATACGGCTTATTTGGATAAGCAAGTGGAAGCGGATCTGCTAGGTAAAACCGTTAATTCGAATGGAACACTTTCGGACAACGCGAATGACAAAGCCCCGTATGTAGCTGTTGGGGGTCGAGCCGAAAACGCGCGCGGTGGATACGATTACTTCTGGATTTATCGCATTCAGTTTGCACCAGCAGAAGAAAACATGAATACCAAAGAAGAAACGCCTGCTTACCAAACTAAGAACCTTGCTGGGGAGGCTATTCCTCGGTTGGATGACGGTGAAGAGAAGCTCCGAGCATGGAGTGAAGACGAAACCATCACTGATAACGCAATCTTTGATGAATGGTTCAACGAAGTTATTAATGCAGACTGGTTAGCGCAAGTCTAAGGAGGGTTATAGTTGCAAATTGAACTATATTTAAACGGAGAAAAGAAAATTTTCACTACACCGATTGTCCCTATGCTTGCCAAACGCAAATGGCTCGAAATGCAAAATGACGAAAGTGTAGATTTTACTAACTTGTCGCCCGAGCAATTTGATGATTTAGCAACTATTATCCAGGACGTAGTTTTCGAGAAACAATTCACTCTGGATCAATTGTATAGGGGTGCTTCTGAAAGTTATTTGAATCAAAAAATAGTTGAAGCTATTCATGGCATTAAGCCTGATGACTTTAGTGAAGAAGATGACCCGGGAAACGTGACGGGGGAAGAACGTTAGAAGAAACGCTCTCTTCCCTTGAAGAAGCTCAAAAAAAGGAATACCAAAATGTGAAGGATCTATATAAACAGTTGATGTTTCCAAAGGAACCTCACGCACCAAAGTGGACGATGTCTCAAATCGATGAGATGGACGTCCACTTTTTTTATAGTCTTTTTGAAGAAGAAACATCTTCTCCTAGTGAGGACGTTTATTTAGCAGATGTATGGTAAGGAGGCGGGAGTATGGCTACAAAAGAACTCGGTAATTTACAAACAAAATTAAGCTTGGATGACAAGAACTTCAACCTCACCTCTGTACGTTCTGACTTAAAGGGTCTTCGCTCGGAGATGAATGTTTTAAAGTCTACCAGCAAGGAATACCAACGGAGCACTGAAGGGTTATCCAAGCAGTCAGATATCCTCTCCAGACGATATAAAGTTCAAGAAGCAAAGATGAAAGAGCTGCGACAGAGATACGAAGAGTCGAAGCGGGTAAAGGGCGAAGATGCTAAACAGACAAAAAACTTAGCTGCCCAATACAACAATGCAATCACATCACTTAACAAAACAGAAGACCACTTAAAACGTGTGAATGAACAGCTGGAACGACAAGTTAACCCTTGGAAGCGGTTAGGTACCCAACTAGATACAGCCGGCAATAAAATGCAGAATTTCGGTCGAGGGGCTCAAGACTTCGGGCGAACGTGGACAATGGGTGTTTCTACTCCCGTTCTCGGATTTGGAGCATTAATGGTAAAGACGGGCATGGATTTTGAAAAATCTATGTCACAAGTTCAGTCCACGTCCGGAGCTACTGGCGGTGATCTTGAACAATTAGAAAAGAAAGCTCGAGAAATGGGTGCGACCACGACTAAGTCAGCAAGTGAAGCAGCGGATGGCCTTAACTACATGGCTCTTGCTGGTTGGGATACACAAGAAATGCTCGGAGGTTTGGAGCCGATTCTTCGTTTGTCAGAAGCGGCTAACCTGGATCTTGGGCGCGCAAGTGACTTGGTCACGGATTCATTGTCCGCCTTGCAACTGGAAGTCAAAGATCTACCGCAATATCTTGATATGGTAGCGGAAGCTTCCAGAACCTCTAATACAAGCATGGATCAGCTTATGGACGCTTTTATTGTCGCGGGTGGTAACCTTGCACAGTTTAACGTTCCGTTAGATGAGTCTATTGCTTCTTTGGGACTGTTAGCAAACCGTGGTTTGAAAGGATCCGAGGCTGGTCGAGCACTGAATGCTATAATGGTCAACTTGACTAGTGGGGCAGGACAAGCCGGTAAAGCCATGGAAGAGTTAGGGATATCTGCTTTTGATGCCGATGGAGATTTCATCGGTTTAGAGGAAACTCTACGACTTGTGAAAGAACGAACCGGAGACATGACTGAAGAACAACAAGCTCAGTATATATCTATGATTGCTGGTAAAGAGCACTTGAAGTCATTCCAAGGTTTGTTAGACGGATTGGACAAAGAGTACGTTGACTTAAGAGAAAGTGTAAGCGACTCAGATAATGCCCTAAATGAAATGGCTGACACGATGCAAGATAACGCTGCTGGTAATGTAGCAGAATTAAAGTCAGCATTCGAAGAGCTCTCCATACAATTTTCCACCCACGTACTACCTGTGTTCACTGAAGGTGTTGAGAAGCTAACGGATTTGGCAAGATGGTTTGGTGAATTGGACGAACAAACACAGAAGAACATTCTGAAGTGGGCGGGTATTGTAGCGGCGATCGGTCCAGCTGCTCATATGTTCGGAACGGCAAGCGTAGCAGTTGGAGGGTTAACGAAAGGTCTTGGCTTTTTGACTACTTCGCTTGGAGGTAAAAGCGGAACAAAAGGAGCGGCTGGTGCATTGCTGAGAGTTGTCAGCAAGGGTGGACCTGTAGGACTAGCCGTTGCTGGCTTCGGTGCTCTAAGTTTAGCAGTTTACGGAGCTATCCAAGCATCGGATGATTACAGTTCGAAGAGTGTTGAGAAGATTGAATCGATGCAGAATGAAATCCAGAAAACCGATGAACTGATTGCTCGGTTTGAAGGTTTGCGTGATAAGAACAAATTATCCAACGAACAGATGCTTAGATTTATGGACATCCAGTCGGAGATGGCTGAGACAACAAGACCCGATGTAATTGCAGCCTTAAAAGATGAGCAAGCTGATCTGCTTGAGAAAAGTGGTCTGACAAATGAAGAGATGCTTGAATTTCTAGATTTGAATAACCAAGTAATTGAGAAGTCACCGGAGACCGAAAAAGCGATCAGTAGACAAGGTAATGCTTATGCCGAGAATACACAGGCCATCAAAGAATACAACGCTGAACAACGAAGAATCTTGGAAGAAGATACACGAAAAGAGCTAGTGGATTCATTATCTGAAATGAAGCAACTAGAGCAAGATAAGCGAGATCTGTTGGCTGAGCAACGTACCATCGAGGCAGAGATCCAAGAGAATGCTTCAGCAAGAATTGAAACGGAAGGGTTGTTGAGAGAGCAGAAGCAACTTATACGTGACCTTGAAAGTGAAATCGAGGGTGCTACTGGGCTTCAGAAGAAACGTCTTGAGGATCAACTTCTCATCGAGACTGGGAAAGCACAGAAAATGGAAGAGCAGCTTGATAAGCATGATCGGATTCGAGATAAATTGGGTAAAGAGTTGTCTGTTAACCAAGACAATCTAGACACTACTCGTAAAGACCTGAGCGAGCTTGAACGAGTCTCATTCAAGTATGAGGAAATCATTCTAGATAGTGTTGGTCTTAATGCGGAGCGCGGAAAAGGGATTCAGAAGTTAGCTGAGGAAATCGGGAAGCTTGAGACTCAAAAATCACAAAATGATGACTTGCTAGCCAAAGGTCGAATCAACATATCGCAGCACCAAGATCGGAACCGAGAATTGGACAGTCAGATTGGTAAGCTGCAGGGTGCTAAGAGTGAATTAGAGCAAATTAACCAACGGGCAAGAGAAGATATCAATAAGAATATCTACTTGAAGGAGAGTCCTTCAAATTACTGGAATACGCTCGATCAAAAGCTTTCCGCCCCGGTATCGAAGTATATAAATATCTACGAAAAGATGCACAAAGGATTATCATATGCTGACGGTACAAATTATCACCCAGGCGGTCCTGCGTTAGTAGGTGAAGAAGGGTATGAGCTAGCAAAACACGGAAGTAAATGGTCCATGTTGAACTTTGGAATAGCGGATCTGCCAACAGGTTCTCAAGTGTTTACGCATGAAGAATCGAAGCGGATTTTGAGGTCATTAAATAGCACTCCCGCTTATGCTGAAGGGATAAGTTCTCCAGGTGCGAGTGCTCAAATAGAACGTAGGCTGCAAAGCGAAAACAGCCAACCCATCCAAGTTAACCTGGAAGCTACCATTGTGAGTGAAATTGATGGTCGTGAGGTGGCAATAGGAACATACAAGTTCTATAAAGAGATTGATAATAAGCGCAATATAGGTCGGATGCGTGCAAGGGGGGAACAAGTGTGAACCTGACTTTTAATTCAATAAGAAAACCGTGGATATATTTATTGGAGGGGCGCACGAAGCCCCCTTTTGCGGCTATTAAAAGGAACACGTTAGCTATCCCTGGTCGAAAAGGTCTTTACCTGCAGTCGAGCGATAAGTCCGCAATGATAATTCAGCAACCTGTTGGCTTTAAAGTGAACAGCAATCAACATGCCCTTCAGTTAAAAGACGAATTAGCGAGATGGCTTATCACCGAGGAAGAAGTACCGTTAGAACTGGAAGACGAACCCGGAAGGCAATACATGGCCGTGGTTAATAACACAATAGAAGATCTTGAACGTTTTGTTGACCAAAGAAAGGGTACAATCCAATTTCTCTGCTTGGATCCAGATGCATACGGTGAAACAATTCCTCACGATTATGATCAGAACCCTCTTATATTCAACGAGGGGACAGCAGAGACATATCCGGTAATCGAATGTGAGGTCACTGAGGCTATGACTCGATTAGAAGTGACTAATCGAACGATTACAGACCAAGCAGGTAGAAATCCTTCCGTGATACTTGGTAGAGACAAATCATTGGAACAGGAAGCATTCCAGAAAGAAGAATTAGTTTTTCATGACACCATGCAAGACGAAAATACTTGGACAGAAGCGACAGAGGTAGACAACGGAGAGATTGCTGGTGAAATAGGTGTAGACGAAAAAGGATTTTATCCAGCTCTATATGGCGGAGCTATACAACCTTATAACTGGCAGGGCCCTTCTAAGATAAAAGGGATTGGTGATTCGCTACAGGATTTTCGAGCGGATATCCTTGTGGAGAATCTAAACACTGCAGCAGAAACAGGAATGCTCGCTGTTTACTTCCGTGATGCCAATTTGAATAAGATTGCGAACGTCGGCTTCGGAGATGCTTGGCAAGGTAAGGCTGAGAACTTTGGTCATGGTCAGTTAGGAAACTACAACTCAGGTCCTCGAAAAGATGCTTACGCTGATCACCAATATGGGTGGAATAATTTCGACGGAATCATAAGGGTTACACGTGTTGATAATGTGTGGCGCTTTTACTATGCAAGAATTGAAGCGGATGGGAGTCACAACTGGGTACACTCTCGATCGCGTATTACTGACAACGCACTTAACTACATGGCTCCCTTTACCGACATCCAAGTGGCGTTTCGTTTGTGGCCCCTAACAGAGCGGACAGATATTCATATTAAAGATATAAAAGTCTTTCGAATTAACAAACCCAACTCTCCTTCCCAGATACCGATTATAGCCGAACCTGGTGACAAGTTAACCATCAATATGGCCACAGGGCTTATTGAAAAGAATGGAGAGCCTCAGATCACTTTAGCTGGTCCGGTTTCTCAGATGTTTCCTCTGATACCTGGGTATAACCATCTGAACGTTGTGACTAACGGAAAAGTCAATACAACGGTTAAATATACGCTTGCATATGCATAGGGAGGTGCAAATGATGACAAGTGTTGAACTAGTAACAGACGAGAGAACGGTGGAGGTAAACAAAGTGAGAGTCGAAACGATACAAAGGGGATTGAGTGGTCAATCATCCTATGAAGGGGTGGAACCAATTGATGAAAACACTGGTGATTAAGAAAGGAGATACGGGTGAAGCAATTACTGCTGTGCTAAAGAGAAAAGGTAAAGCTGAGAAATTAACAAATAAAACAGTAAAGTTTTGTATGAGTAATGGTCTTGAGGCCTATGCTCAGGTTATTGATGCAGAAAACGGCATTGTAATGTATCCAATTGAGGATACATTTTTTAATGAGTTGGGTTTCTTCAGCGGGGAATTCAAAGTGACCTATGAAGACGGTCGCGTTCTAAGTTTTCCTGATGGAGATTTCATCCCAATAAGAATTATTGAAGGAGCGGATGGTAATGGCTGAACAAGGACGATTACCTAGAGAGTCCAACCCTATGACAGGTGAAAGACCCGGGTTTGCAGCGTCATGGAAAGAAGAGGACGGAACCTATCCGGAGACTGGTAGGGCGAATCCCTTACCGATCCAAGCAATTGAGTTACAAACGAAACTGGATGAGCTGAAAACACTCATCGCAAATCAGCAGTCGGGCACCACCGAATCACATGTGAAAGACACTGATGTTTTGGCAGCTGTTAGCGCACTTTCCGCAAAAGTCGATGCAACAAATCAACGGTTGAATGAGACACTCGATATGTCACTAACGGGGAGTACAGTTGATATTCCTGTTTCTTTAATTGGCAATAACATGAGAGAAATTGTCTTAGGGCAAAATGTCTTATTGTCACCAGGAACTTCAACTTTTACTAATCCGGCTGGCGGCGCAGATGTTCGTGATTCTAATGAATTATCATGGGCGATACAAAGTAGTTCACAGCATGATTATGAAATTGCTCTTCATTGGAAAGGTGAGACGCTTAGTGGGAATTTCAAGATAGATAAGATGCCACAAACAGCAAAAAATATAAAGTCTGACCGATTTTTAACCTATTCGCCTTTTGTGTCTTTTCAAATAACAAATAATTCGCTAAGTGATCAAACTTATAATACAGCTTTTTATAAGTACAGTGGTATTCCGCAGTACAGTGAGGAGGCTTAATATATGGATTTTTATACAATCCTAGAAGAAGAATTTGAAGGATACGCTTATTGTCCATATGTCGAGATAACTGATGACGGTTATAAAGAGGGAGTTATATCAATAGATTGGTTAAATAAACATTTCGGAATGTTTAATAGCGCAACGGATATGATTGCGAAATGCAATGAGTACAATATGTCACACACAGTATTGTATTTTGAGTGGTTGGTTGAGCAAGAAAAACTTACTATGTAACACACGGATGTAATTTAATTGATTTGTTGGTTTTGATATACTGAAAAGAAAAGGTGGTATATCAAATGGTAGATTTCAGTAAGTATTGTAGCGTCCTGTTCTTTTTTGAAAATGAAGAAGGGAAACCAATTATGATGCATTATGAAAGACCTCAATCTGTAGATGACTATACCTTAACTGAAGAAGCGAAAATTAATGCGAAAGATATGGTTAAGAAAGAATTAAACGGTGCTGTAGAATTAGCAGGAATAGCAATTGCCAGAAGTGAAATACAACATAAAGATATTATGAATAAAGCGAAAAAAGGGTTTAAGTAGAACTCAACACACGGATGTCGTCAGTTATATAAGTGTTATAACTAAAGGCATAAAAAAAGACTCCTTTTAACGGGAGTCTTTTAGTCCTTTTTGGACCAGGTCTCTAATTGCTTCGTTACGGTTTTTTAACTGATTCTCGTGCCAGTGCTTCTCAATCTCTTCGACCATTTCCTTTGGGAAGGTCACAAGTATTTGAGAATTCTTATCTTTATCAACTGCCATATAATCACCTCACTAGTAGTATAGGTTATATAACTTGTATTGACAAGCTACTATTCCATGTGTATTATAGTTATATAAGTTATATAACCTAACTAGGAGGGCGAGGCATGAAACTGTCAGAAGCATGGGAGCAGTATGAAATGGACCGTCAATTAGAAGGATACTCCCCCTATACGCTAAAATCGTACAAGCTCCAATCGCGTTTGTTTATAGAGCATGTTGGGGATCTGGAGTTAGAAGATGTCGATTTCAAAATGATCAAAGGGTACTTGGCAAAAGATGCAAACAGATTGAAGCCCTCTTCGATCGCCAATCGTATGAAATATTTCAAAGCAATTTTTAAGTGGGCAATGAATGAGGGATTTATCACTGGAAACCCTGCAGCTAAATTAAGAGAACCAAAAATGGGCAAGAGAATACCAAAAGCAATGAACGAAGAAGCGATTGAGACAATCCGCGAAGCGTGTGAGTCGCCATTAGAACACGCCATCATCGAGACCTTTTTCACCACTGGGTGTCGAATAGGGGAAGTTGCTAGACTCACTCTACATTCAGTGAACTGGGAACACCGATCTATGGTTGTGCTCGGCAAAGGGGATAAGGAACGAGAAGTATATTTCTCCATAAAAGCTGCAATATGGTTGAGGAAATATCTCAAGGAACGAACAGACAATAACACCAGTCTTTTTGTGACAGAGCGTTGCTACAAGTCGGAAGGCGGTCAACCGCGGTCGATGTCGATTGCACAGCTACGTTGGGTGATCAAGCGTATTGCTAAGCGAGCTGGCATCGATGACGTTTATCCGCACAAACTGAGACACAGTTACGCAACACACTTGTTGAACAACGACGCACCATTGGAAGTGATTCAATCCTTCTTAGGCCACAGCAAGCTCGAAACAACAAGAATATACGCGGAGCTTTCAGGAGAGCGGAGAAGACAACTATATAAGAAATATTTTTAGAGTCCTTTCAGAGGGCTCTTTTTATTTTGGGAGGTGATATCATGACACAACCATTCAGAACTTCGACGCCGATATGGATATACGATAAAGATGAACGACTGCGGTTAGTCTTAGACCCAAAGGGAAGCTTCAAGGGACATTCTGCAAAGGATAAGAAACCGAACTACACGAATACATCTGCAGGTGTAATCGGTCATCACTATTTAAGTGAGGAAGGCAAGAAAGAGGCTATGAAAATCCCTCATTATAATAGCTGGTTCACAGAAGAGTTGAACGGGGAGGTCAAACTAGAATTCACAGTACCAGCTCGACACCCGGATGTATCTTGGATTGAAAATGAAGGTCGTGCCGTTATACGAGACCGAGACGGAAACTTAGTCGAATTTATCATAAGGGAGCCATACGACCGTAACGGATCCTCTGGGCCAGAGAAGGAAGTAACCGCAGAAGGTAGCGACTACGAGCTGATTGACGAATGGATTGGTGGCTATAAAGCGGACAACGTAACTCTCCGGACGGCATTAACAGCAATCCTTTCCAGTACGCGATTTGAAGTCGGTGAGGTGGATGACTTCGGTACACAAAGTGTGGATATTCCTCCTACCACAGCTAAGAATGCAATTCATCAATTGATAGAACTATTTGGCGGGGAACGTCAAATGAGAGTGGAGGCGGAAGGTCCGGCTATTACAAAACGATTAATCGATGTGCTGCATCGAAGAGGATTTGATAATGGTCAAACTTTCGAACACGGTCGAAACACCATGAGCACCAGCCGAGCGTCGGACTCAAGAGGAGTTAAGACCGCGCTATATGGTTATGGAGCCTCTCAAGAAAACGACGGTCCTCGTATAACCTTTGCTGATGTAGAGTGGTCAGTGGCTAATGGTGATCCAGTAGATAAACCGCTAGGACAAATATGGGTAGGAGATCCAGAGGCATTACAACATTTGGGGTATGATCAGGGGCGTCGTCATAGGTTCGGCGAGTACAGTGGTCAAGAAAAAGACCCTGGGAGCCTGTTGTTGAATACATGGAAAGATCTACAGAGTAGAAACGATGTGGTTAGGACCTACGAGTTTCAGGTAGTCCTCTTCCAAAATAAGAAAGGCTACGAACACTTAAGAACACGGCTCGGGGACACAGTTTACGGCTTTGACAGAGAAGTCCAGCCAAATATTGAGGTTGAGGCTAGTGTCATTATTTACAGACAGAACCTGAATGACTCTAACTTGGATGAAGTGACAGTCGGTCAATTCCGGAATGAATTCGATGTGGGTGGGCGTGTACGGAGCGTAGAGAAAGTGGTGGAGACCGACCGAGGGAAGTGGGATGCCAAAGAAACACCTGGGGGAGCACTAGCAAAAGCTAAGAGCGAAGCACAAAAGGCTATTGATTACGCTCAACAACAAGTTGATGCCGCAAACGAACGAATCCAACAAGCCGAAACAGAACTAAGTTATGCATTAATAAGAATCGAAGACTCTGAAACAGAAATAACCAGCGCCAAAAGTCGATTGACAGATAACGAAATAGCTATCGATGAGATGCAAACCCAAATAAACTCTGCAGAATCCGATATCAGTCAGGCGCAGACAAACATTTCCGATGCCCAGAACTTAATTGACTCCGTAACTTCCGAACAAAACGGGGTAACTGTTTTGGCCGGCACTTTAATTACAAATGAGATCATTGCCCAGGACGCTACCTTATCTGGAACATTCACAGGTAGTTCAGCAACAATACTCAACCTGACCACTAACAACATGACTGCTAAGAGTGTGACCATAGAGAATGGTACCTTCACTGGAACTTTTGGAGCAACAGCTGCAACAATCAACAATCTTACTACTAATCAAATGAGCGCCATTCAAGCAACCATAGAGGATGCAACCCTTACTGGAACATTAACTGGAAGCGCCGCAACAATACTCGACTTGACAACAGAGAACATGATTGCAATTGATGCCACGATTCAAAACGCGACAATTACCGGGCAACTGAACGGTGTTAGCGGCACCTTTACGGGAGACTTGGTTGGAGGAAGGATTCTCTCCAATTCAACTGTAGATGTTACAACCGATTTGAGCGTTGGCGAAAATATCTATATGGGCGACTCAGATGACTACGCTACTCAACGCATGATTCGTTTTATGGGTGGTGCAAATATTTCTTCTCAATTTGATTCCATCAGTGTTAGCGCGATGGACTTCAGTGTTACCGATGGAAATGTCTTTCTAGGGTCGTCAAGTAGTGACGTAAATATCCTTGGTGATTTGAATTTAGAAGGTGACATCGTTACAGATCAAACGGAGACAGAATATTGCACGTTACAAGGGCGGTCCTCAGGTATTAGTGGAACGGTCAATGTTGCTGGTATCTTCAAAACCTTCAAGAAGAAAAAAACGTACACACCATCTAGTGTGTCGTTCTCGGCTACAGCTTCTAACTGCACACCGAATGCCAGCTTTATCAAGAAGTCTGGATTCAACTTTTATATATCCGGTGATGGGGATGGTTACTCTTACTGGACGGGTACTTATACTGCTTAGTGAGGTGTTAGAATGCTTAAATCTATTGTGGACAAAGATTGTCACATGAAATGTAATCAATGCTCTTTAGAGTATGTAGAGAACGTTAATGGTGTTGTGAAGGTTTATACAGAAGAAGGAGAATACGAAAACCTAAATGTATCTTGTCCAAACTGTGGTCAGCTAGAAGTGTTCAACTTAAATATTCCTGTCAACGATACAGATGAACCCTTTGAAACTGGGGAGCTGCCCGTTGATGAAGAGATTCAACGTCATTATGTTAGGTTGTTAATTCGTATGGTCAGAGATGACTTCGTAGGGGGGTGAAATGTGATGGAGCTCAATGCCGAATTAATGATTCAGAAACTGCAACAACAAATCGCTCAACTGTCTAAAGAAAATGCGGCGAATTATGCAATGGCCGTACAGTATAAATCAGAGCTTGACGAACTTAAGAAGAAAAAAACAAACGCCAAATAAGGCGTTATTTTTATGCTTTGAAAAAGAGGTGCATTGCAAGAGCCTCTTGTTTATATAAAGGGGAGGTCAAGCATGGATAAAGAGTATGTAACACGTAAAGAGTTTAATGAATTGGACAAAAAAGTTGATGAGCTGCAGAACGAGCAAACGCAAACCAAGCAAAGAGTAGAACACATGGAAAAGAAACTGGATAAAATTGAAGACAATACGACTTGGATTCTGCGTCTAATTTTAGGCGCTATTATTATGGCCATATTAGCTTTTATTCTTCAGTCACCTGAGACTGGCATCACAATAGGAGGGGTTCTAAGTGGAAAATGAAATGATGGCGCAAGTATTAATCTTTGCAACGGTGATCAGCCCTTTTGTAGCAGGTTTGTTAGAGGTGATTAAGCGACTGGCTGCACTACCAAAAAACTACATTCCTTTAATTGCAGTTGTGCTTGGTGTGGCATTAGGTGCAGTCGCTTACCCGTTTACTGAAATGGATGTCGCCTTACGGTTATGGGCTGGTTCAGGTGCCGGCTTGTCAGCAACAGGATTGTTCGAGCTAGTCCAGAAACGTCAGGGCCACACTACAAAAATCAAGGAGGACTAATGATGGGACGAGTAAGCAAAGAAACACTCATTGACCGTTCTGTTCGCAACATTGGAGAGGTTCATCCGGCGGTGAAGGATAAAGTGCTTTGTATCATCGAACGAGCTTACAGCGAAGGTATCAACGTTCAGTTCAGCTCCGGATTTCGTTCAAGTTCTGAACAGCAACGTCTCTATAATCAGGGGCGTACTACTTCGGGCAGTGTAGTAACCAACGCAAAGCCCGGACAATCCGTTCACAACTATGGGTTGGCCGTGGATTTCTTTCTGACCACTTACAATGGATCCAGCGCAACATGGACTGTTAATAAAGAGTGGCGTAGAGTCGCAGCCATTGGCAAGCAACTTGGATTCCAATGGGGCGGTGACTGGAGGTCGTTTAGGGATTACCCTCACTTGGATTTAGCGGTCGGACTAACATGGCGTGACCTGAGAGATGGAGATCGTCCTAGTGATGAGCGACTTAACAAGGGCGTCACACGGAAGGGGCATGCAGGATATGAGGTTTACCTAATGCAACGCCAGCTGAAAAAAGCTGGTTATGATATAGCTGTTGATGGCATCTTCGGTCCAGGAACCGATGAGATTCTGAAGAGATTCCAACGAGACCAAGGTCTTGATGCGGACGGATTTAACGGTCCAGCCACGCAAGCCGCCTTGAAAGATCCGAAGAAAAGGGATGATTTTTCTGCAGCAGAGAAGGACAAAGAGGAGGAAAAAGAAATGGCAGAAGATAAGCACCAACCAAGCGAGTGGGCTCAGGATGACTGGGATGAAGCGGTAGAGAACGGTTACTTTGACGGTAAACGGCCGAAAGAAAACATCAGCCGAGAAGAGAGCGCAATTGTAGTCAATCGGTTGCGACACAACTTCCTTGAGATTATTGAGAAAAACGAAGAAACAATCAAGGAGCTTAAGGAAGAGATCAAAAAACTGAATAAGTAATTTATGAAGCCCTGCTTATCCGAATTTGGACGAGCAGGGCTTTTTTGTTTTCATTTACATAATATTGAAACATTAGATATACTTATACGTAGTAATACATAAAGGAGGATGATCAGAGTGAAGAAACGCTTGGGTCTTTATACAATTTTATTCTTATTATTAGCAGGGTGCTCTACACAATCAGGAGCGAACCAGTTAATCCATCCTAATTTAGAAGAAGACGTGGATCAGGTAGTCTCTAGCCTTGACGAAGCCTACGAAGAACGTAGATCACTTACAGAGGAAGAGGAATCCTTAGTGAATAAATTCAATGAGAAGTATGAGCTTGGAAAGTTCTCAGATGAAGGTGAAACCTATGAAATGAATGATTTAGAAAAAGCTATTGTAAGTGAAGTGAATGGACTATCGATTTTCACAGGTGTTGATGAGTCGTTATCCAGCGAAAAAGACCTATACCAAAGTACCTCAGATAATTTGAACGACTTTTTAGAAGCAGATGAAATACCAGAAGGGATAAAAGGGGAATATCCAACATACACAGAACACGAGGGAATACATCCCGTAATTAAAAGTGAAGCTGAGGATCTAGTCAGAGAATTCGATCCTCTTGTAAATGGCGATGAACAAAATGTAGACCAGAGGGCATTTGATGATTTGAAACGGTTCGTTAACGAGTATAGTGGTAAAGACTTTGAAGTCGATGGGGAGTTTTATTTAATAAATGAAGATGAAATGATTATGTCCTATTATTTTGAAAACCTGAAAAAAGACATTGAAAATGGTGGTCTCCAATCAGCAACAATAACAGACTTCAATAGTATAAAATCACTTCTAGACCAATAAGTAAGTAGCAGCCGTCCAAATTGGATGGGCTGCTTTTTTATTCTTCATATAGATCTTCAACTGTACAGCCCAGCAATTTAGCCAATTTTATGGCATCATCCAAGTAAATCCTCCCTCCGTTCGCCCACCTGGTTATGGTGTTCGGTTGCACCCCCATTTGTTTTGCTATGTAGTTTTTCTTCAATCCGGATTGTTCTATTAGCTGTCCGATCCTCATTGTAATGTCCATAAAAAGAATATTCTTTCCACCCTTCCGTTTTCCCTTCTTCATAAGTCGAAATTTTTCTATTGATGGATGAATAGGACAAGCGGCAAACGGAATATGCTTTATTAAATACCGCAGCAGAATTCATCGCGGAATGTTCCGAATCCTTATTTCTAGGGCTTTGAAAACAGTGAGGAACGTTCTTTATCAGCACAACTATTTACAAGTAAATACCCAAAGGAGGGTGGCGCATGATTGTCGAAATCGGATCTACAATCGTGATGGGAGGTATCGCTGGCTTTGCCTATCTAAAGTCGAACGGTCCAGCAGTTAATGATGGGGAGAAGATACAACGCATTTTTGCCAATTCTGGATGGACCGTCAGAGAGGACGGCAAGATACAGACCGTGAGAATTCGAAGAAAGCAGAAATTCGAAGGTGGTACGGAGTACGTGCTGCAGTTACCTCTTGGAATGTCTTCCAAAGAGATCATTGACAACCAGAATGTTTTAGCGGATGGGCTGAACGTAAGAACAAAAGTGCCCTTCGAGATGAAGGACCTCCTGAAGCTGAAGTGGAATAAGTCTTTGCTAAAACAACTACGTGAGCTGACGAATAAGAAACAGGACCAAAAAGAGATAGACATAAGTTTCGATGGGATGCTTCGGATAAAGGTGTATCATTCTTCCTTGCCTGAGGTTATAGAATGGCGTGAAGATATGTTGTCAAAAGGCGCTTGGCGTGTTCCTATAGGTCAATCTCGGGAACGGTTGGTTTACCATGACTTTGACAAATCGAAGCACCTTATCGTATCAAGCGCTACAGGATATGGAAAGAGTGTTGCGGTCAAAATGATGGTGGCCAATCTGATTGAACAGAACCCTGATTATGCTGAAATGAATCTTATCGACCTCAAAGGCGGTGCTTCGTTCCATCGATTCAAGGATTGCAAGCAGACCAAACGAATAGCTCGGGATCCACAAGAGGCATACTCCGTTTTGAAGGAAGTCCAAAAAGAAATGGACGCAACCTTCAAGGATATCGTCGATCGTGGATATGAGGACATAAGAGAGGCGAAGGAAAAACGTCGGCGGTTCATTGTAATCGATGAAGCGGCGGACTTAGCGGATAACTCTAAAGCGATGGACATTGTGACGGACATTGCGAGGAAAGGAAGATCTGCGGGTTACTATCTCATATTTAGCACCCAGTACCCGACCGCCGAGGTTATCCCGTCTCAGACCAAGCGTAACATCATCGCCAGGCTCTCTTATGTTGTGGATACCGCAACCGCATCGACAGTCATTCTGGATGAGGGCGGTGCTGAGAAACTGCCGGACATACCAGGCCGAGGCATCTACAAGAACCTTCGCTCTACCACAGTCCAAACACCTTTCATGAGTAACGAGAAAATCAAGGAGCGGATTAAGCCGTATATCAGAATCAGAGGAAAGGATGAGGGTAGTGAACAAAATCGCTATGAAGGAGCAGCGAATAGAAAGCATTCTATCGTCATTGAAAAAGTGTGACTACCTGACACGCTCGCAAATCCAATCCATCCACAAACTCAAAGGGGACCGCAATGCTAATCGTTTTCTACAGTCCATGGATGAATACCTATCTTCCTTCAGATCGGGACTGGAGAAGGTGTATTACTTGAATAAGAGAGGGCGCGAGCGAATCAACTGCTCTGTGATTCGGAAGAAAACACCACAGGTGCACCACTACCTGTTGCGTAATCAGCTCTGGATCCACCTGAAGAGACCCTCTTCCTGGGAAACAGAAGTGAAAATCAACATTGGTGAAGAGAGCATACAGCCGGATGCCATGTTTTATCATAAAGATACCGCCGTGTTTGTAGAGGTGGACGTCTCTCAATCCATGGCCGTCAACCAGAGGAAGATTGAGAAGTACAGGAGAATGCAAGAAATCAGCAGTGAGCCGTTTTACTTATTGTTCGTAACCGAGATGGATAGTCGGAAGAAGCGAATAGAAAAGTTGATGTCGGGTTCGAGCGGTCAGGTTTATACAGCAAGTGAAATCAAATAAGGAGATGATTCACATGGCTAAAACAGAAGTGATCAAGTTCAACGATTTCATGCAGGGGAAAACCAAAACTAAGAAGAAAAAGAGAGTTCCATATGCAGCTACGGCACCTTTGGCATTGATTCCTTTCACGTCGAATACTGCATTCGCCGCGACAGACACTGTGTACCCAGCGGCCATTCCGGCAAACGCGGTGGGCGATGCTATCAAAGGACGTATTGCAGATGCTTTTGATCCACTGGTGGAGGTCATGGTTGCAGTATCGTTACCGGTCGCCTCTGTCATGGTTACAGGCGGTGCGTTGCTCGTCATGATCGGGATGAATGATAAAGGATATGGGTTGCTGATGAAAGCGGGAATAGGGTATTGTTTGGTACAGATGTCGCCACTGTTCATTGACTTGCTTGCGGGGGTAGGAGAAGCGATTTAA